TTATACTTATAGTGGAGTAACAACAACATCAATAACCATCAATCTTGCTACATATACAAAAATTGGAAATATAGTTCATATACACGCAAACATAGATGTAACATTATCTTCATTACCTGGTCAAACAGTTACTATAACTGGATTACCATTTGCAGCTAGTAACGCAAGTGATACAGGACAAAGAGCAATCATAGCTCTAGGTGGAGATACTGCAAATACAGGTGGGAATACTTCTAAAGCACACTTTAGAACAAATGGTTCTCAACTGGATGGAGTATATTTTAATGCAAGTCATAATACAGCACTTTGGAATTATGCCACTATGGACAGTCCAACATTTGCACTACACATTCATGGATTTTATACAGTTTAACAATTATGTCTATCGGAGATAGGCACGGACAGGAGAAAAAATGGCATTAACAAAAGAAACAATCGAAGACAAAATAGAAATTGTTGGAGAATATAAAACTATACAAGTAAGAACAGCTACTGTTATCAAAGAAGATGGCGTAGAGATAAACAGGTCTTTTCATAGACACACATTAAATTGCATAGCATCTGAAAAAAACGAGGACAACAGTTGGACTCATACTGATACAGATGTATCTAGCGAAAGTGCAGAGGTTCAAGGCATAGCTACAGCAGTTTGGACAGATGCGATTAAACTAGCAAAAAGAACAGCAAACGAAAACAATACATAACGGATAATAGCTAATGGCATTAACAAAAATCACAGCAAATATTATTGAAGATGGTGCAATAAGTACTGCCTCACTTGCAAATACAAGTATTACTGCAGATAAATTAGCTGCAACTTTAGATCTTACAGGTAAGACAATTACAGTTGCAACAGCAACAGCAGGTGATAATGATACAACAGTCGCAAGTACTGCATTTGTATCTACTGCAATTGCAAACCTAGCAGACTCTGCACCAGAAACTTTAAATACACTCAATGAATTAGCTGCAGCTTTAGGTGATGATGCTAACTTTAGTACAACCGTTACGAATAGTATTGCATTGAAAGCTCCATTGGCAAGTCCAGATTTTACAGGCGATGTTACTTTTGATACATCTACTTTAGTAGTTGATTCTACAAACAATAGAGTTGGAGTTAATGTTAGCAGTCCGGCCGTTGCGGCTCATGTTTATGGTAAGGTCAGAGCGCAAAAGGCAGGCTCAGCTTCCGCTTATGTTCAACTTTCAGCGGATGAGCTAACGTCAAACTATGCCGCAGATATTTTCTTAAATGATACAGGACTGACATTTAAGCATAACAGTGGTGTTAGAGGCTTTGTGTTCGACCAAAATGGCACAGAACGCATGCGTATCGACTCATCAGGCAACGTTGGAATTGGTACGACTAGTCCTGAAGCTCTTTTACACGTCTCAGCAGCTGATGGTGTTACAGGAGTTTTAAAAATTGAAGGTGGAAAAAATACAGTAACCTCTATAGGAGAAATAAATTCTCAACTTGATTTTGGTTCTAATGATGGTTCAGTAAATAACACTGGAAATATTGGTGGAAGAATAGCCTCTGTAACCGAATTAACTAATGGTGCTGAGACAGGAATGGCATTTTATACTTTTGACCAAGGTTCAACACCAGATTTATCTGAAAAGTTAAGAATAACCGCTGAAGGAAACGTTGGAATTGGTGCTAGTTTGCCTAGTAATTCACTGCATGTCGCATCAGCCGATGCTACAGTTGCACATTTCCAACACACTGATGGTATTAATAGTAACATTCGTATTTCTGATACAAGCGATAGTTTTTACCTAGTATCTCGTGATGGTATTGGTTCTATTGGTGGAGTTAATAGCAGCAGTGGTAGCAATTTAAATATTGACTTAACTTCAGGCAACGTTGGAATTGGTACGACTAGTCCTTCAGAAAAGTTAGATGTAAATGGAAAAGGATGCTTTGCAAATACTTATTCTTATGGATCAACTAACTATCACATCAAGCTAAAAAGCTCATATGGAGATGGCATATCCTCATATATAAGCAATGTTGCAAATGGCAGCAGGATAGATATATCTGCTGGTGGGTACTATTATGGTTCTTCTCTTTATCAGCTAACAGATGGTGCTACAGGAATGGGTACTATAAACATAGATCAGGATGGAACGTTAATATATCAAAGTATTACTGGAGCAACAGCAAACAGTACAGTTAATCCAGTTGAACGCTTCCGCATAGACTCATCAGGCAACGTTGGAATTGGTACGACTAGTCCTGATACCTTGCTAAATATTGCTTCAGCGTCTGCACCTACTTTAAGAATAGAAAACACCGATGGTAGTCTTGGGACTGACCAAGTTATAGGAGCTGTAGAGTTTTACAAAACAGACATTAGTGGTGCAGGTGCAGGTGTAGCTGGTGGGATGCAATTACTTTCAACCTTTTCTACAGGTTCAAGAACCGCACTTACTTTTAGCACCTCTAACGCTGATGGCAACGACGTAGAACGCCTTCGCATTGACGCATACGGAAATGTTGGAATTGGTACGAATAATCCTGCTTATAATTTAGAAATTTGGGGTGCAGCTGACCCTGCTGTTAGAGTTTATAACACAGGCACAGGCACTTCAGATGATTCCCTTTTAAGATTACAAATTGCAGGAACAACTGCAAGAAACTTTATTTATTTTGGTGATTCAGGCGACTCAGATATAGGTAATATAGAATACAACCATTCAGATAACTCTATGCGATTCACCACTAATACTGCTGAAGCGTTGAGGATTGATAGTTCAGGTCTAAGTCTAGGAGATACAGATGGAGATTATGTAAGCAGAAATAATACTGGAGGACTACATGTAAAAAGGGGTGGTATCTTAATGAATGGACCTCCTGGTAATGCTAATATGAGTAGTGCAGCTGCAGATAACTGCTGGACATATCATGGACAAGGAGGTAGAGGAGGCAGTTTTACAAGTCTAACAATTTCCGTACCAAATCCTAATAATGGTGCAAGTGGTGTTGGTTATGGAGGATTTTCTTTAGAATTTTATATCGCAGGTTTTGATGCAAAGTATCATAGTGGACATTTTTCTGGATATGTAAATAATAGTATAACACTTTCTAAAAGAGCTTTTTGGGATAGCTCAGGTAGTGGAACGCTATCAAGCGGATCAGTCGGTGTACAAGGATTTTATTTAACAATTGGATTTCCAAGTATGACTCACCCTACCTGTAAGTTTGTAATCAATAAAGGAGGACATGGAGTATCTGGACCTTATACAAATATGTCAGGAGTTTCAATAACATGGGCATAATAGGAGAAATTAAATGACTTTTACATGGACATTTGAGATAATAAATTTAGTACCTTTTAATATTAATAGTCGTCAAAGAGACATTATTAAACAAGTTGGATATGTAATAAGAGGAACTGATAGCAGAGGACATTACTCTGAAGCAGGCGGAGCAGTAATGTTTGATGATAATACAGTTATAGCAGATTCATATACTTCAATCGAAGATATTTCAAACGAAGACTTGCAAAATTGGGTAACAGCAAAAATAGGAGCCGAAAGAATACAAGAAATGAAAGATGAAATTACAGCAACAGTAAATTCATTACCAGATGACTGGGTAGTTGCACCTATAGAGGAATAACATGGTATTAACAAAAATAACAACAAACAATAATTGAAGATTCACAAGCAAGAATAGAAACATTAGGAAATCCTTAAAATTGAAGTGTAAACTATTATAAATAGACTTATAATAGGAATTAATTATGGCTCAACCAAATAGTAGAACAACACTTGTCGATTATTGTTTAAGATCACTTGGAGCACCAGTGATTGAAATTAATGTTGATGAAGATCAAATCGATGATAGAATAGACGAAGCTCTACAATTCTATCAAACATATCATAGTGATTCTATTGAGAAGTTTTATTTAAAACACGAAGTTACAAATTCATCTTTAACATTGACGGCAGCTGTTGCAAGCAATTTTATTGTCGGTGAAAAAATTACAGGTGGAACCTCTGGTGCAGAGGCTATTGTAAAAACAGTCTCAGGAAGTACAATCACATATAATCGACCAACTGATTTAAATAAACCTTTTTCAGCTGCAGAAACAATTACGGGCGATGGCTCAAGCTCAACTGCAGTAATATCAAGTATTACAAAAGGAGATATTGAAAATGGATATATTACAATATCAAATTTAATTACTGATATTGTAAGAGTTATGCCAATTCGCGATACTGTAAGTTCAAGCGATATGTTTGATATTCGATATCAAATTCATTTAAATGATTTACATTCAGTTGGCTTTATGGGTAACTTAACAGAATATGTTATGAGTCAACAATATCTTTCTTTATTAGATTTAGTAATTGATTCAGATAATAAACATATTAACTTTGATAAGCATACAAATAAATTAGATATCTTTATGGATTGGGATGAAGAAGTACAAAAAGGAGACTACTTAGTAGTCGAATGCTATCGTATTATTGACCCAGATACTTACACTGATGTTTATAATGATTACTTCTTAAAAAGATATGCAACTGCACTTATTAAAAGACAATGGGGAACGAACTTAATTAAGTTTGAAGGTATGGTAATGCCAGGTGGAGTTACATTTAATGGTCGTCAAATTTTTGATGATGCAAACGAAGAGATCACAAAATTAGAAGAAGAAGCAAGATTGAATTGGGAACAACCAGTCGACTTCATGACAGGATAAAACATGCCGAGAAATGTATATTTTTCTCAGGCCGTAAAATCTGAACAGAACCTTTACGAAGACCTGATAATCGAATCACTAGGAATTTATGGACAAGATGTCTATTACATTCCACGCACTCTTGTCAATCGTGATAATGTATTAAACGAAGACCCAGCATCAACATTTGACGATGCATATCTCTTAGAAATGTATATTGAAAACACTGAAGGATTTGAAGGCGCTGGAGATTTATATTCTAAGTTTGGATTAGAAATTCGTGATGATGCAACATTTATCGTATCAAGAAGAAGATGGGAAACAAGAGTTGGTGTCTTTGATGATAATACAATAGATCCAAGACCACAAGAAGGCGATTTAATCTTCTTACCAATGACAAACTCATTCTTTGAAATATCCTATGTAGAAGATGATTCACCGTTTTATCAGCTCTCTAACTTACCTGTATATAGAATGCAATGTACATTGTTTGAATATAATGATGAGGACTTTGATACAGGTATTACATCTATAGATGATGCAACAGCAAAAGTTGCATATCAACTTCCTATGGATATTACAATTACAGGTGGTAATCATTTTGAGGTAGGAGAAACAATTGAACAAGTTCTTGTAGCTGCCGTTGGAGCTACTCCTGCAGTCAAAGTATTTGGTGAGGTTCAACAGAGAACTAAATCATCAGATATATTAAGTAAAATATTTGTATCGAACATTGGTGCCTCTGGTACTACCACAGCAAAAGACTTTACCGTTGGTGGTACAATAACAGGATTAACATCTGGATATACTGGTACTATTGCTACGATATATAGTGATTTAACAGATACCACAGGTCAAGCATGGGCGACAGATGAAGCTGCTCAAAATATTGATTTTGAATTAGATGCTGATGGATTTATTGACTTTAGTGAGTCAAATCCATTTGGTGATCCATCGGAGACATACTAATGTTTGGAGATCATTTCTATCACGCAACAATGCGTAAATCAGTGGCCGTATTTGGTACACTGTTTAATAATTTAAAAGTCATACGAAAAGCAACTGATGGAAGTGTTTTAAATCAGGTAAGAGTTCCATTAGCTTATGGACCTAAACAAAAATTCTTAGCAAGATTAGATCAAGAGACTGGTTTTGATGCTGGAATGTCTATTAAATTACCAAGAATGGCTTTTGAGATTACAGGTCTTTCTTTAGATACTACTCAAAAGCTTAATAAGATGAATAAGATTGTTGAAACACATGCCTCTGATGTTGGTAAAAAGAAAACAATAAAGCATCATACATCGTATGATATTGGTATGTCATTATATATTATGGTAAAAAATCAAGATGATGGACTACAAATCGTTGAACAAATATTACCATATTTTCAACCAGAATATAATGTTACAATTACTCCTGTTGATGGATTTGCTTATAAGCAAGATGTTTCTGTAATACTTGGTGGTGTACAAATAGATGATCAATATGAAGGAGAGTTTACAGAAAGAAGAGTACTTATCTATCAATTAGATTTTACAATGAAGATGAAGTTCTTTGGACCAACAGCCGATCAAGGAATTATACGCGAAGTTAATATTGACTTTCATGATAAAAATGTTACAACTGCTTTATTTGAGGAAATGGACTTTACTGTAGGTGCAAGTGATAATGCAGATAACTATACAGTTACAACAACAATTACACAGGATGGTACTGAATAATGGACAAGCGAGAAAAAATGACAGCAAGTTTAGAGAAAAATCTACCTACTGTAGAAAAAAATAGACCTCTTAAAATAGATAAAGATATCAAAGATGATTATGAGTTTTCTCGTAAGACATATAAAGACTTAATCTATAGTGGCACAAGATCAATGGATGTATTATCTGAATTAGCAATCGAATCAGAACATCCAAGAGCATTTGAAGTTCTTTCACAAACAATTAAAAATATAAGCGATGTCACAAAGAATCTTATGGATCTGCAAAAACAGAAAAAAGATTTAACAAAAGAAGAACGTGAAGAAGCAAAAACTGTGACGAATAATAATATGTTTGTAGGAAGCACAACTGATCTACAAAGAATGTTATTAAATAAAGATAATGTGATCGATGGCGACGTTAAAGAATAATGAGTTTGGTTACCTAGGTAATCCAAATGTAAAAAGAGACGGAGTCGAAACCTCTTTTTCAAGAGAAGAAATTCAAGAATATCAAAAATGCATGCAAGATCCTGCATATTTTGCTGTGAATTATGTAAAAATTATTTCGCTTGATGAGGGATTAGTACCATTTAATCTTTATCCATATCAAGAAGAAATGTTTAAGCATTTTAAAGATAATAGGTTTTCTATTGTTCTTGCTTGTCGACAAAGTGGTAAATCAATTTCATCGGTTGTATATCTTTTATGGTATGCGTGTTTTCATCCTGAAAAAACTATTGCAATATTAGCAAACAAAGGTGCTGTTGCAAGAGAGATGTTAGCAAGAATAACATTGGCTTTAGAAAATTTACCATTCTTTTTACAGCCGGGTTGTAAGGCTTTAAATAAAGGAAGTATTGAATTTAGTAATAATTCTAAAATAATAGCAGCTGCTACAAGTGGTAGTTCTATTCGTGGTTTATCTATTAACTTATTGTTCTTAGATGAGTTTGCATTTGTAGAAAATGATGCACAGTTTTATACCTCAACGTATCCTGTAGTATCTGCTGGTAAAGATACACAGATTGTAATTACATCTACTGCCAATGGTATTGGTAATGTATATCATAAATTATGGGAAGGCGCTGTACAAAAGACAAATGAATTTAAACCTTTTAGAGTAGATTGGTGGGATGTTCCAGGAAGAGATGAAAAGTGGAAACAAGAAACAATAAACAATACTTCTGAATTACAGTTTGAACAAGAGTTTGGTAATACTTTTCATGGAAGAGGTAATACACTTATAGGTGCAAATCATTTATTAGCACAACAAAGTGTTGAACCTGAGTTTATAAAAGAGAATGTTTTTATATATCATCAGCCCAGAAAAGAACATGAATATGTAATGTGTGTGGACGTTTCAAAAGGAAGAAATCAAGACTATAGCACATTTACAATTATTGATGTAACGACTCAACCATTTGAACAGGTTGCAATTTTTAGAGATAATAATATATCTCCAATGTTATTACCAGATATTATATACAAATATGCTAATTTATATAATAAAGCTTATGTTGTTATAGAAAGTAATGATCAAGGTGCAGTTGTTTGTAATGGTTTATATTATGATTTAGAGTATGAGAATATGTTTGTAGAATCAAGTATTAAAGCAAATGCT